GAACGAGCAACCTCAACTCTAGCCTTATGATTCTTTTGTAAATCTTTAGGAGTCCAATCTGCGGTTGTGTTTGTTAATAATTCAAATCTTTCCTTCATTGTTTCATCATGTAAGAAACCTGCGAAATCATCTAATCCTAATGTTTCATTTAAGTATGAATATGCAACTGAATGGATTGTTTCTTGTGAACCAAATGCCATTGCCATCTGCCTAATTTCATGCTTTGGAAACCATTTTGTAACCATACCAGTCCAATAGTCCGATACAGCACATTCGGTTTGAGCAAATCCTAAAAGGATATTACCTACTAAATGCTTTTCCTCTTTTGTTAAATTCTCATTCCAATCCTTTACATCCCCTTGCATTGGTATTTCAGTATGCAACCAAAATGCCTGCATTTGCTTTAGCCAACCTTCATTATAGTAATCGGGGTATTCGAATGGTTTAAATGGAACTCTTTCAGTAAATAATTTGCTCATGTTTTATTTTTTATGTTTAAGGTGTAGGTATAACTATGTTGTCATTTTATAAAATTTCTCTTTTCTTTAGAAAATTTTATACAATTATCCCATATTCTCAACATACTTTTTATGTAATAATTTTTTCTCTAATCCTTCTCCACTTTTACTATCTTTTGTAGATGCCATACCATCCGCCGAATTGGCTGCAAATACATCCATAATGCCGTGGAAAGTATCAATCTTTGCAGGAAATGTCATCCCATCAGGTCCAAATCTATTTTTAACGATGTGAATACGACCTGTGTTTGATAACTTATCCTTTGTTTTTCTACTAACACTCATAATGAAATCAGCAGTTTGTACTTTTTTATATGAATCACCAACTGAATCTGCTCCAATAACCTCGTGGTCAATTGCCGCTCTATTAGTTTGAGTTGCTGTCCAAACGGGTATTTGTGTTTCACCACTCAATCCTCTAAGTTCTTCATAGATGCCACCTAATTCTGCATATAATCCATCTCTATTACCATTACCATTTTTTAATAAATCTGCATAATCGATTATAATAAGTTTTGGATTAAATCCAATTTGTCTTACTTTTTCAATATGAGCTGCAAGAGTTTTAGCTGATGCAAATTGTGGTGGATAGTACTTAATACGAACTCTACCTGGAACTTGTTTGATTTTACGGATTACTTCATCACGTCTTTCTTTATGTTCCGATGTTTGGATACCTGTAAGAATCGTTGTGTATCTTTGTCCAACATAACTTTCAGATAATTCCAAAGTATAGTGTAATACATCGATTCCTTTTTGTAAAGCAGAACAAGCTATTTTAGATAAGAACCAACTTTTACCAATACCGGAAGGTGCCATAACTACTCCTAATTCACCGGGGCCTAAACCACCATCCATTAGTTCATCGATAACATCCCAACCCGTAGAGCAAGAATCTCTTTTGACATCTTCTAAGATTGATTCAAAATTTTCAATATAATCCAAACCTAAATCTGATTCAACACCCACTTTGGATGCTTTCATCATTGTATCTATAATCTGGTCATATTGGCCTATCTTTAATAATTCAACTGATTTGAATAAAGCCTCTTTAACTTTTTGATTTTTAGCAAATGTAAGGTATTCTTTTTTTACATATGGTATATCTTCAGAACCAATTTGTAAATAAACACTTTTCAGTTGTTCAATTACTGTTTGTTTTAAACCTTTATCTTCGATTTCGCCAACCTTAATCTTAAACACTTCCATTGTCGGAACTGCACGATATTCGTTAAAGTAATGTTGTACTTCACCTATAATCCATTGGTTTGCTTGTGATTCAAAAAATGTAGGTTTGGTAATTTCACTTACCTGTTCTAAGAACTTTACATCTGTTATAAGAGAAGCAACAACTTTAGATTGATACGATTGTCCATATTTCACCAATGTATCTACTGCTTCCATTATTTATTTTTTTTCTTTCTTGCTAATCTTTTTTCTTCAATCGATAACTCAACTACTTCGGTAGTTTGTTCAATGATTGTTTCGGTTTTAACGGGTTTACGAGTTGCTAACTTCCACTCCGATTTTGGAATAAATTTCCAATAACCACCTTTTACTCTTTCATCCGCATCAATATCAGATACTCTACGGATTTCATCAATTTGGTAACCTTTGGCTACTTTAATACATTTAATACACTTCATATTGTTTGTCCATGTTTAATTTAAAAATTATTTTATCACCATTAAGATTTCCGATTCTCTTAATAGGATATATTTGTTACCACCTACTTTAATTTCCTGTCCTTGATGATATGGTGGCAAAATTACTTCATCACCTACTTCAACACTCATTGGAATCAATGTTCCCGATTGTGTATAAATTCCAGGTCCAACTGATTGAACAGTTGCTCTTTTAACATCTTCAGCTTTTACTGAATCTGGAATAATAATTCCACCTGCTGTTTTTTCAGCTGGTCCTTCGATTTCCGATAGAAGAACTCTGTCTCCTAATGGTTTTGCTAATCTTTCTGTCATTTGTTTAAAATTTTGCTATGTGAGAAAATGTGGATTGTAACCAGTCCGTAACATTTGGAAACGAATCCAATATACGAGTTTTCAATCCGATTTTTAAAAATTCTTGTTTACTAAACTTTGTTGTTGGCTCTTCAAATCTATCTATGATTTTCATTCGAAGATTACCACTAAACGTTGGTTCGGATAACTGCATTAAGGTACGATTTCTTTTTAATATTTCCAAATTATTTTCAAATAAATCATGCGCTTTTGTTTTCTTTGGTTGCTCTTTGATATATTCTAATAAAGATTCGGTAGTTTGTACTTCCTCTTCTGCTAATATTGGAAATGATTTAATAATCGTTTTTAATCCTAAACCTGCGATACCTTCTACATTATCAGATTTATCACCATCAATCATTCTGAAATTAATAAAGTTATGTGGATGAATACCAAATTCTTCTTTAACTTCATCGATATTGTAAACTTTCTTTTTAGATGGTGAATATACACTCACATCTTTGTTTACTAATTGTAAGAAGTCCTTATCGGTACTCATTATAATAACCTTTTCATTTTCCTTCTTTAATTGAGTAGCAATATATGCCATAACATCATCAGCTTCAATTCCATCGTAAATCATAATAGAAACGGGTAAAACTGAAAGTAGTTCACCTAATCCAACCATTTGGCGTTTCATAGATTCACTTTCTTCTTCAGGATTCATTTCAACGGTAGCGGCACGATTCAATCTCATTTTGATTTTGTTCTTACCTCTTTCCGATTTGTAACCCGAATATATGTCCTTTCTGCTTTGAGAACCCCCTTTACCATCGAATACTACGACTACTCTTGTAGGGTTTAATGTACGGATGGCGTAGCCGATACTTTTTAAAGTACCGACTATTCCTCCAATATGGTCACCATTTTCATTAAGATTTGGTGCGGTTGACCAGGAACGAATGAAGGTATTAAGACCATCAATAACTAAGGTTTTTGAATTGCGATGCAAATCTCCAAATCCTTTATGTTCCTCATCTATTTGTTTTAGTATATCTAAATACTTTTTGTTAATCTGACTCATTTCCTTCGTCCGTTGTTATTTCAACTTCATCCGATGATGCTGTTTTGTATTGTAAAATTGTTGATTCGCAAATCCTGCGATAAATTTGGTCTTTTAGTTCTAAATTTTCCAACATCTTAGGAAAATCCTTAGATTGGAATTTCATAACTTCACCACTATCGGTATCGATATATTCATACCAAGCACCGGCTTGTTTTACAATTTTACCATCTTTCATTACTGATAACCATCCTCCGTAATTATCAATACCTCTATCAAAGAAGATATCGAAATCGGCGTGTCGTAATGGTGGCCCCATACGATTTTTAATAACCTGGCAACGAACTTTAATACCTACGATTCTATCACCGGCTTTAAGTTGTCCCATATTCTTTAATCTCAATCTAACTGAAGCATGGAATGCTAATGCTTTACCACCCGATGTTGTCCAAGGGTCACCAAACATTGCGTTCATTTTCTGTCTTAATTGATTTGTGAATATCAAAGCGATTGATTGTCTACCAATCATATTGGTAATCTTTCTCATTGCTTTTGAAATGATAATTGCCTTATCAGTTGCGTAACCATCTTTATCATAATCAGCTTCCATCTCTTTTTTAGAAGATGCTGCTGCTACTGAATCGACTACGATTGTAACCAATCTATCCTTATCACCTTTACGAACTTGCTCAATAATTGTTTCACATGCTTCAAAGATACCTTCAACAGTATCTACCGAAACATATAGGAGTTTTGAGATATCTACCCCAATTGCTTCTAAAAATTCTCTACTAACTGCGGTTTCCGTATCAATCAAAACTGCAACACCACCTTTACGTTGTGTTTCAGCCAATAAATGGGCGGAGAGCAGAGATTTTCCACTCTGCTCTAAACCCGTTATTTCTGCGATACGTCCTACTGGCAATCCACCATAAGGTCGGTTTGAGATTGCTACATCCAACATTGCGTTACCCGTAGATAACCAATCTTTAACATTTGTAGGGGCGTCGCCACCTTCATCTGTCAGGAAGTAAGCAATCTTACCATCCTTATTTTGTTTGTTTAGAGAATCGGCAAGTAAACTTGCTAAATCTTCTTCTCTTTTTGCCATTGTAACTTTTTAAAGTAGTTGTTAAATAAATCATCGAATGCCGATGCTACATCATCCTTTGGTTTAGGAGCTGCTTTAGGAGCTTCATCTTCCCAAGGTAAATCATTTGGTAAAGAACCAATTCCTACACCTGGAATTTCTTTAACTTCAGCTGCTTTAGCAGGTTTTGCTTTAGGGGCTTCTAATTGTTCAACTACTTCATCATTGCTACCATTAGCACCTGCTGATGGGTTTAACCAATTTTCCAATACACCTTTTAATTCATTGTAAGATAATTCCGAATACAATTCAGTAATTTCTTTTTGGGAATCCAATAATTGTTGAACCTGTGCTGCATCATCTAAAATTTTAGATGTAGCCGGTTTAACTCTAATTGTAGTTGTTGGATAAGCTGCGTTTGATTCTTCAGCTGATACCACTTCCAATACGATATCTCTACCGGATGTTGGGTCAGTAATATCTCCGTAATCCGGGTCAGCAATGTATCCTAAGATATCCTGATAAACCGTCTTACCAAATCCCCAAAACTTAACACCTTCACTTTCTTTACCTCTTACGATAACAGGTGCGAATGTTCTTAATTTTGGCTCCATTTTCTTA